GGATTCATATTTTTTGTTGACCCATGATTGTTTTCGTTTGGGCGGATTGTATGAAAAAAAGAACTTATAAAAAAGCCCCTCCTCTAGTTCTGCTCTTAATATAGAATTAGTTATTGTTGTAACTTCATCTTCTTCTCTAAATTCTGTCAACTCTTCAAACCATACATCTGTAACCGGCATATCTGATGTCTTATAAGATTTAATCTTTTCGGGATTGTTAGCCCCTTCAAAAAATATCGATGCTCCTGTAGGCGTATATATTAAGGTCATGTCACCACTTGGAGTTTTCGACCAGTACCAAGAGTCCTCTACCCCTAAATGGTTAATAGCCCAAATTAGTTGCTCTCTGCATGATCGGCGTATTGTCTTGTCTATTTTTCTTATAACTAGGGCATGGCTCTTGTACTTCATGCGATTAAATATTAGCCTTATTGATATGGTGGTAGACTTGCTACTATTCCTGCCACCTTTGGCAATTACATTAAGTATGTTACTATCCTTGCAAGCTTTCCATAGGTCGCTGAAGTTAGGAAGTATCTTTTCGCTTATGTTTGTCATTTTATGTCGTCAACTATTGTAACCCCTAGTTTCCCGCTGTGTTCTATGTCCTGTTTGTCTCTCCACTCGTTACGCTTTCTATTCTTTAACCAAAATATTTGCGCTCCAACATCCGGAACAACTGTTTTGGTCGTTTTTTCTTGCCTTTTTTTATCCTTGCCATAAGCATCTTTTTCCTGTACTATTTTAGTTTCTTCATAGGTGAAGCCTAATGCCCTTTTAAGTAGTGCATTTTCTACTCTTATATCGACTACTTCTTTTCCCTTTGTTAGGGCCTCGGCTATCTCTGTGTACTTATTCTTCCAAACATACAGTGTGCTTGGATTTATCCCCATCTTATCGGCTATTTCCTCGTCGATTAATCCATCTCTTGCCCAAGCTTCTAACTTTATCAATCCATCCCCTGTTTTCCATTGATGAAACTTGCCTTTTTTAGTTACTTGCTTAGTCATACCACCACCCCCTTATTTATCAACTGCATTCTTCAACCCCTAGGCGTTGTCTCTCACCCTGGCTGCACTTTTAAAAACTATCAACACCCATCCTTATATTTAAAAACCCCCAACCGACCAAACCGGCTGAGGGAAATAGAAAGGAGGAAAACTGTGAGGTAACCTCTGTCTTGCGGATACAGTTATAGCCCAGTAATTTCAGCTATCGTCTCTAGGCCTTTGGCCTAGTATAACTATATCATATTAATCCCTCGCATTCCCTCTCATTGCTATGCAACTTTCACTCATTTAGCTTATTTATCACTCTTTCTCCGTCCAAATCGCTTAGACGCTCAAACCATTGTGATCTAAAAAAGGTTTCGATTTCTCTTTTTTCGTTCCTCGGCCGTTTAGCCTGAGATTCCTTCTTAATGTCTTCTAGTGCTCTTTTGTAGTTGGTCACCGCCTTGTTGACAATCTCCGCCGCTAAATTTTTATAGGCATTTTCCTTATCCATTTTAGTATTAGTGGTCATTGTTTTACTTCCTCCCGCAAGGTTTCAAGCACCTCACCGTGCAATCGGTGTATATGTTGCCAGCTGTAGCCCATATCTACGGCTATCTGCTCCCAAGATAAACCGCAAACATACCGCGCACGCATCAGGTACTTCTCGCGCTCAGGTAAACTGTCAAACAAAGCCTCAATAGTCCGCATCTCTACATAACCACATTCTATTTCTTTTTGTATTTTCTGCTCAATCTCAATCTTCTGCGCAATCAAGCTATTCCATGGATCACCACCGCCAGAATTTGGGCTGCCTGGCTCAGCACTCATGTGTGATGTTGTTTTATAAAGCCTCGTGTCAATCTCAACTAGGCGTTCTTCCAGCTCCGCAATATTGTCTCGCGTCCATTTGTAGGCTTTTAACCTATCTTTTATATTCATTCGTTAACCTCGCATCCCACAATGGCTCCCTGCGTTGCCACGTTCCCCTGTGTTGGGTTTTCAGCCCACTCGTATGGATTCGTGTCATAAACACGTTTACGGACAACCTGCGCCAGTTCTGTGCTTCTGCTTATCATCGGAACTCCTTCCGAGTTTCTTTGTCCCGCACCTCAATCCGAAATAGTAACTCAAATCCCGCAATGTCGACGATCTCTTTTAATATCTTGATCAGCCGATGTACACGGATATTCAGTGCACGTTCCTCTGCGCTTACTTCCTTGACGGCTTTGTATGCCGTTGGATCATAGCAACCACTCGCGTTCAATTTGTCATTAGCCATTATTTATACCCCTTTCAATAATCTTACGACCGCAGGCACCAACATACAAACCAAAAGAATAAGGACAACCAATAATATAGCCGTGTCAACGTATATTATACAAAATAACACAATCGCCACCTTGAAACCCTCGGTCAAAATCTGCTTTTTATTCATCATCATCTTCTTCGTCTTTCTCCTCTGGCCACAGATCACCAAACAAGTCTTTACCCGTCATGCCTGCCTTGTCGCCCAAATTCGCGAATGGCAAGTCAATCATACTCGGACGGTTCTCGTGCGTCCAAATTGCACACATTAGGTTCCAAATAGCGGCGGTCTGGTGCTTTTCGTCTTTGTCGCCCCTTAGATATTTCAGATAATGTCGGACCGCACTGTCAATATAACAATGCAGCGGAATACCTTTTTCCCAGTTACGGTCGTTATATTTATTGGCGCCTTTTTCGAAATGAACCGCAAGTTGTAGCATGGCATCCGGCAACCCGTCGACAATTCCTTTAATCGCGTCATACAAGCGCTGGACTCCACCGCACTCTACGTACTTGCCGATAAAGGTTAGTGGTATGTTTTGCATGAGTTCCCCGACAACGATTAAAGGCAACAAGTCACATCGACCGGAGTTATTACTAACATCGCGGACCGCGCCCGTCTCAAACTCGCGTCGCTCGCCGCTATCCAAAATTTCATTGCGTTCTGGTACGTGTGACTGTTTTCCTAGGAGTCTTATAGCTGTGTCGATAGCGCCTTGGCTTTGCATGGGTTCTCCCTCAATCTCTTCCATGATAAAAGTTGCTAATTTATCAATTTGGTGTCCTAATTTCTGGTGTTCATTAAACATTTTGTCAAACTCATGAATAGATACAGTGCCCGTCATATTCTCTAAACAATCATTCATATCCTTACACCTCCATGTATTCTAAACATTCAACGGCCAGCTTATATATGCGTTCATCTTCGTCTTGCAGTTTCTCGGCCTTTAAACACAAATCATAATAATCGTCTGCGTGTCTGCATACTGTCTGGTGGACACAACCCTCGCATAACACCTCGGTTCTGGTCAACGGTGGCGCTGCCGGAAATCCATCACCTTGCAAAACGCTATCCACTACATCGCCAACCAATTCGTCGTACTTTTCTTTTTGTATCCTATAATCACTCATTTACTTGTCCTCCAAATCTAGTTCACAGCAAGTATTCATGTCACTTGCATTTCTTTTGATAAAGATTTTAGTACATAAAACAACAAGTTCTCCATCTTCTTTCGTAACTACCAAATTGTTATAAAATCCTCTATGGTCCGGTCTTATTGATAGTGCATCAAGGACATCCTGCAGAGCATAGGGTGCTACTTTAAAGCTCAATATGTCTTCCATCATTTCGCCTCCTTTAATTCTTTTTGCAATTCTTCTAATTCTCTTTTCTTCCTCCTTATCCTGTCTTCTTCATCTCTTTTTTTATCACCCTCAATATACTTAATCCTATCTTGTATTTCTTTTTCTTTATAAAACCCACTATCTTTCATTTCCTCTGGTGTTAGGACAGGCTGGTCATATGCACCTGATTTATTGCCTTTTATTATAACCCTTTGACCGTCTTCACACTCCATTAACAAATAGCCAACATAATCAGAACGACGACCGTTTACTTGCACAATTCTAGTAATTTTCCTTCCGATTAAATCGTCTGCGCCGACAACAATCTTATCTGATTTGCTTGTCATTTTTTCTTCAAGTTGCCTAACTATGTTCGAGTTCTCCTTTTGGAGTTCGGTCAATTCCATTTTGGCTTTAACCGCCAAATCGTCAATGTTATTCAGTGTTTTCCTTAAATTTTCTTTATAATATTTAGTTTCCATTATGCACCCTCACTTTCTTATATTCTTCTACCACCAGTTTATCCCCGTATTCTAGTTTTAACGCTTGCATCTCCGACTTGCTGTCCGTCCTTCGCAAAAACTGATAGTCCGGCTTTAAATGCAGGTAATATCTATATAGCTTTTCAATCATTCTATCTCACCTGCCCTGATTTGCCATATGTCGAATATCAGTTTCCACGCAGTGTCTTTATCTGTGGCCTCGGCTGTTACTTCCCACGTATTTCTAAAATCATCCCACGCCCATTCACCCACTGGCAACATATCTTCTTTTCTTGCGGTTTTGATGTCTGTCACGTTTTTATTCATTTTTATTCTCCTTTATTATTTAAATGGCACTCTATAACCCTGCTAACGTATTTGCGAGTACATCCGTTTCTGTTTTTTATCTCGCTTTTAGAAAACCCTATTATATAATCTTGAATAACCTTATTTTCTACAACTCTTATTGCTTCTGCTTTGTCGTGTGCCTTTTTAAATGCTCTTGCTACTGCCTCATCACTGTTAATCATAGTTCTCCTCCTATACCATCTATCTCACCTTTTAATTCAGCTACATAATCCTTGTAATCCCATCCCTCTAATTTGCAAATATTAATGTCTATGAGAATGTCATTTAATAAAAGCCTAAGCATTTGTTTTCTTGCTAGTAGATGCATTGCTTTCGCTGTTTCTCTTTCTATCGCCTCTCTTTCATTCATGGTTTTCTTTCTCCCAATCACATTCAAAATCTTCAACTTCCCACTCGCTCGGAATATCAACTAAAAACTTAATTATATTCGTCAAGTCTTCTTTATTTGTTGCGTTATTGGTTTCAAGTGTTGATTCCTTCTTTGCAATATTCCACCGTTTAGCGTCGCTATATTCATCATTTTTTTGGGCAAGGATACTCTCACCTCTAAGCGATAGCGTAGGTGATGAGAGGAATTGCCTCTCTCCTTTTCATGTGTGTAATGTAAGATTTTCGTGTTTCTATGAATTTTAGTTTCTTAAAACTAACACTCTTGTGAAGAATATTTCCTTCAACGTCTTTGATGACGAAGTAGCCTGTAGCTCTTCTGCCTGTAATAAAACAAACGTCTCCTCGATATGTAGCTTTGTCAAAAAGCCTAAACCCTTTAACTTGGTAGTCCGTTTGATTGTTTTTCTTTTTACCACCCTTTAAAATATTTGCTTTATGAATCTGACGGTTATGACACCTCAGTTTCTTTTGTAAGTAAATAGTTTTCAAAGGTAATGCTTGTGGGTGTCCTGCAATACATAGTGCATCCACTGCATGGTTCTTTTCTAATTGATTGTTGATGCGGGTATTCTTTGTAATATAGCCATAGGTGTTTAATATAGGTATATCGTTGTACTTTTCTTTTAATCGATTATAAAAAGTCCAACGCATAATTCCCATAAAGGTTGCATCTCGATATGAGAGACCACGCTTTATTTTAAGTTCAAACTTCCCTTGATGAAATAACCCGTGACAGGTTTTACATAGGGTAATTAAATTACTGGGTGTATCTCCACCTGTCTTACGGCTTTCTATATGGTGTGTGTTCAGTCGTTTATCTTTTGTTTTACCCCTACAGTGTTGACACGTATGTTTATCTCTAAAAAAAACATATTCTCTTACATTCCACGAGTCAACTTGTTCCCCTTGTTGGTAGTCTACTCCAGATATGTCTGGATTCTTTAACTTTTGAATGTCAAAAGACGCTGTTTCAACGATTATCTTTGAGATAGGGAGTATTTTTTTAATGTCCTCAACGACCTTTAAATGTGTTTGAATTTTATGCTCAATGGAAGGTGCTAACCAGCCCTTGTGTTTACTTCGGGTACGGTTATTAAATCGTGGTTTACGGTAGCGTAGTCGATTTCTACGAGTCCGTCTATTTTGTCTTTTTGTTGATAATAAGTCGACAATGTCTGTTCGTAGTTCAACTTCAGAAGCATAATACTCTTTTGATTCTGAAGAAACACTTAGACCAATAACCTTGCTACCGCTATCAACGCCCAAGACTAAGGATTCAACATAAAATGTTGTCTCATACAATAGCTGTATGGTAAATGGCGTTCGCTTAACAACGATTGCTTTACCTTCCTTTAAGAGCCGACGAACTTTACCGTGCCGATGGGTTGGCATTAAAGGTTGTTTATTTTTATTAAGTATATAGACCATAGGCACTCCTTTCTTAATTAAAAAACTGTAATAAAACAGTAAGTCTAAAACATAACCAGAGGTTATATTTTAGTGATGTAGCCTTCGACAAAGTTGTAATGGCTTTTTACGCTGTACACACCAAATCCGACCCATCAGATTTTTTTAATATACAACAACATGGCAAGGAACTAAGCTAAACATCCCAGGGTGTTATGACCAAAACAACGTAGTAATTAAATACTTAGTCTAATCAATAAGGACTTGCTTTTACAAGCCCCCACTTCAAAACGCTGTGCGTTTAAGTGGTGGGTTATTGACTACCGCCACCCCAGCTTTTGCGCTGCTTCCTGCGCTTCTTCTCCTGTGCGGTAGACACCCACGTTTCGTTTTCTTGCATTGTCCATTTTATCATCTACCCATGCGCTTATGCTATAATTGCCTTCATACTCAAAGCTCGGACAATAGTAGTTTTGCCCGATTTCCGGTTCAAACGGTGCTGGTTTAAAGGTCATTCGTACTGCAACATTATACTTTAGCACAGAGTCACACCACACAAAAGTACCATCATGGCATCGTAGTACTCCTTCGTGTAAACGATAAATCATGTTATGATAATAACGCTTATCCTCGCACATTCCCCCGTCTTGCACATATTCAACGCCTTCTACTAATTCATTTATTTTCATTTTAACGCTCCGTTTCCGTTATCTCAATTTCAACTCTGGGATTATCTTTGTCATATTTAACACGGCTGCCGTCCATGGATACTACAATTTTGCTATCATCGTCTGCCATTACCTTGTGGTGCACCAGTATATCGCATATAGCGCTATTGAGGTTTGTTAGATCAACCTTTCTTTTTGTCCGCATGTAGTACACGCACTTCAAGTTAACCGGCTCATCAATTCCCCACGGTTTCAAAAACCACCCTGCATCCTTTTGGTATTGCATGAAGGCTTTTGATGGTATCGGAAATGGCCTGCCTGTCTTTCGATTTGTGATGATTCTCATGCTGTTCTTTTTGGTACGCGGATCGCCAGGAATGATTATGTTTTTGGATAATTCAATCTGCATCCTTGAACCCTCCCAGTATTTCCGTTTCAGTATAGTCCGCAATTCGCATCAGGTGAAAGTTCAGCCCTCGCATAATTTCGCAAAACCCATCAATAGTCGCCTCCTTTTCTTCGTGTGAAACGTCCGGCCGATCGTAGTAGACCTCCGCATTTTTAAAGCGTTCTAATAGTTTGTTGTACTTTTGCTTGTCGTTCATCTGCTACCGCCTCCAATCGTCGCTTTGCATATATGCTACCCATTTACCATCTTCTCGGCTACATGATACGCCCATGAAGTATAGAGATTGCTTCTCCCTAGCCAATTGCAAATTGTACTCTCTATCCAGTGACTCGCGCAGAAACACTAGTCGGTCTTTTAGGTATTGCTCGTCCTCTATCCATCCGTACTCTTTATAGGCGTCCTCCACGATTTTCCATTCCGGAATGTACTTCATGCGCGCCATGTCTACTAATCCATCATTCATAAATTGCTCCTTTCTAAAACGGGCTGTCTGCATCTATGTTTAACTGAAAGCCTTCCTGTGGTTCTTTCTCCCACCCACAGCTCTGGTTCTCCTTTGTCATATTATTGTAAAAACGTAAAGTCTTTTGACTAAAGAAAAACTTCATCTGCTTGCGTTGCCCACTCGTTCTGTCTTTTAGGCTTGTTACGATTGCATCACAATCTGCGTCCGTGCCCCACAATCGCTCTACTGCTATTATATTGTCTGCTTTGTTGGGAATGTTGTTGCTGCCGGAAATATCCGTCTTATTGAGATTGCCCTCATTGCCATATTTCATCTCTTGTTTTTCCTTGTTAGGATGTGCAAGTAATACGATGTGACATTTGTTTGTTATTGCAAAGTTTTTGCATCGTTGCACAAAATTGGCCTGGTCGGAATATAAGCTGTCTGCATTTTCTTCCAATATGGCCATTAAATTGTCTATTACAAATAACTTAACGTTATATCTTTTGGACGCTATTTCCATCACATCAAAAAACTTATCAAGGCCCCCTGTGATTTCGCGCTCATTACGGTCATACACAAATAGCCGCCCATCGTGCCACTCCTTCATTCTCTTAACTATTTCAGGTTTTGGCTCTAGCTTGTCCTTATACTTAGTTATTATCGTCCGGAGGTTGTTTTTATTATTGCCGGCCATTTGAAGGTAAAGCCAATCTTGTATCTTGTCATCGCTCATTTCGCCACTATATAAAAATGTCTTTTGATTTCTCTCTAAGCAATGCGCTATTATTTGTGATATAAAAGTAGTTTTACCCTCACCGTTCCGGCCAAATATTACGGTTATTTCTTCTTCTTTCCAGTCCTCAACGTGGTAGTCATATTCATAAAATCCGGTTTCTAGCCCGTCCTCAATCCTGCCCATCGCCGATCGGTAAGGAATGCGTGCTAGGTCAATGAGCCCGTCCGGTACTTCATCAATAATATCGGTTATCAATTGCTTAACCTTCTCCGGCCCATGATAAAACAGCACTTCGTTCGCGTCCTTCTCCGTGGCTGTCAAAACCTTTACGTTTTTTAGCTTTTCCTTGATTTTGCTGGCCATACGCTGGCCGTTTACGTCATTATCCGCAAATACTATAAATTCCGGAATGTCTTGTAGCCATTTCCAATTATGGTCTATCCATGTGAGGTTACTTGCGCCACCAGGAGCTGATACCACATTCTTGTAGCCACTCTGCCACACAACCATAGCGTCCGGCTGCCCTTCGGTTATAACCACTGGCTTAGTTTTGTCTATGTGCCACATACCCCAAAGTATAGACTTAGTGTTCGTTTCACACCCACCCTTGATTGCACCTTTGCCCAACCCACGATAAGTTACGTATATCAGCTTGTCAGCCTCATCGTAATATTGGAATACGTAGACCTCGGTGGTTTGGTATGTCTTCCCGTTGCTGTCTTTCCGTTCCCATGTATATTGCTTGACGCGCCAATAGTCCAGCGTATCTTTTGTTATTTTACGCTTCGCCATATATTCAATAAACGGCGCATCTAATTCTTTTACCTTAATATCTGGTAGTACGAATGCCACGTCTTTGGCCACTATTGGTTTGTGCGCTATATTTCTTCCTCCCACTATCTCATTCACCTTATCAACTGCCTCCGTAAATTCCATACCCTCATAATTCTGATAATAGGTATATATATCTATCTGTCCTGCGCAAACATGGCACCGCCACATCAAGCCTTCCTTATACCAACTCATAGATGGGTGGGTGTCATTGTGTAACGGACATATAACTTTTTTGCTGCCATTTTCGACTAAACCGAGGTTGTCGGCTATTATGTCTTTTGCCCTTAAGCCTAACTCTACTTTTAATGCTTGCGCATCTACCAATCTGGCCTCCTTTCGCCGAGATCGCTCTCATAGTCAATAAATCCGGCTCTTTTTGTTTCAACTGGGGCTGAGTCATTAAGGTATGCCTCAAATTTAGTGCCAAACAACGTCTGAGGTCTCAAGAACTCACTCATTTTATCGTCGCCGACCCATTGCTTGCTTTTGTTATCTATAACCCGCTCCATGTCTTCCATGGTAAAGCCCTCGTTTATTCTCGCATCTATGTATTTCCGTGTGGCTTGCGTTGTGTGTTTGAACTGCTTCCCCGTCTTTTCGTTTAAATAAGAAATGATAGCAGGATAGTCTGTTGTTACCTTCTTACCTTCTTTACCTTCTTCTCTAGTTGTTAGGTCTTTGTTAGGTCTTTGTGAGGTCTTTGTTAGGTCTTTGTTAGGCGCTATGTTAGCTTCACTTGTCTCGCGTTGATATTCGCCCCAATTTGCGAGGGTTAGAAGCCGGCCTGTCTTTGTTGATTGGTTTGTTAGAAAATCCAACTTTTCAAAACGCTTTAGTGCTGTCCTGATATTTTGAATACTGACGTTGTTTCCTGAATTTTCTTTAATCGAGTTTAGGCTAGTTATAAATTGCCCCGGTTTAACGTCAAATTGCTTGCCTTCCCACTCCCATTGCTTAGGGCCAAAGTTGGCCATTGCCATAAGCGTCAGTAGTATCACTTGCTGCTCTAGTGTACTATTAAGCCAGATCGGCTTACTGTAAAGGGAACGCCATATCTTGAAGTATCCTGTTGGCCTTATCATTTAGCTCCCCCCTTCTATTTTTCTCTTGCTTCATTGCGGCTATCGGCCATATATATCTTCAAGTCGTCTTCTGTTGCACGCCAACTCCGGCCAGCCTTAAATGCCCCTATTTTTCCCTCATTTATGAATCTGCGCACGGTTTCAATGTCCAGTTGTAATATATCGGCTAATTGCTCTGTGGTATAAGTCTTCATCTCCCCACCTCCTCGTTACTCTATGATACACGTTATTGCCATGGTATGCAAGCCTTTCTCTAAAATGTATAAATATACACTTTAGTGCATAATCCCTAGATTTAGTGTATAAAAAAGGGGCTGATTAAAGCCCCCACATTATATTGTTCCTCCTTTTTTTATGGTACTAGAAAGGCAATCCGTCCGGGTCTGCATCAGCCTTCGGATTTCCGACCGGCCCCTCTGCGACAGGTGCAACTTCGCCAAATTCCGCAAGTACCGCCTCGGTCATTTCTTCCCTGAAATCTTTAGATAACGGAAAAGCTGTGTCTTTATACTCACCATTTTTATCACGATAACTCGGCATAGACACAAATAGTCCGTTACTACCCTCAACTATTTTGAGTCCGGTTACGACGAACTGGCCGTCGAACGTGACGCTGGCCATCGCTTGCGTTTTGCCCCAGGGGCCTTTTGATAATCTAACTTCTGATACTTTCATATTATACCTCTTTCTTCGTTCCGAGAAATCCGGTTTTAAGCCGGTCTCTCAAGTAGTAGTAAAAGTTATAAGCGATATATTCGCCCATTCTGTTTTTTGGTACAAATTGTAAATGCAAATCGTAGCGATGTTGGAAGCTTAGCAGGGATCCTGCCAAAGCCGTCGTGCTGTACTTCGAGCGATAATTGCCTCCAAATAAATCCTCCCATCCTCCGGTCTCTATTACCATCATCATTTTTGCGTCACCCTTGCGCAGCATTTCCGCTTTAAACCGCTGGCGCTCACCGTTGTCAACTTTCAGATTTCCGCAAAGTTCGTCAAGATTGGCCTTGCGTTCTATTACCAATTCATCGGAAAAATGGAGGTCGTGCGGTATACCTAGCGATTCGTTTTCTGGTAGAAAAAATGAGTAATCACCAAAATCTAACTTGCGTGTTATATACCCCCGTTTCCTGGCCTTAAATGACTCTAGTATATGATTGTTATTTTGTTCCCGCGTGTCGGCCGTTATAATAAAAGATAGTAATAGCTGGTCCATTTCTTTTTGCGTATATCTAATTTCCGCCATTAAACAACTCCAACTCTGACACGTCGGGATGTCTGCCCCTCGTCAAGCAATCACTCAAATACAATAAACGTGGTACGTACTTTGCGATAAACTTTTCGTCGTAATCTACCGGCGTCTCAAACATTCGGCCGGCTTCTATGTCAAAAACCGCGGGGTACTCGTTGTCATAGTCGGAATCTATCAAGCCGTAAGGCACTATTTCTGATTTACGCAAACCGCTTGCAAGCATCTGCACTTGTACCTGCCGCCAATATCCCAACGGTACTTTTCGGGGGTAGTCCATCGCCCGTTCTAGTTTTACGCTCTTAACCTCGTAAATGGTGTCGTGGGTGTTTCCATCTAAGTTGACTGCTAACGTCTCACAGTCGCACCAGCAGACTCTGGTGCCGTACTGCATACCCTCGATGCCCAGAGATTCTAAGATTGGAACCTCGAATCTATTACCGGCGTCAATGTACTTATTTTGGTAGTTATCGTTCTCCAATATTCCGGCTTTAACTAGCCACCAATCATGGAACGTTTTAGTGTCCCAGCTCTGCATTATTTGCGACGTATCAGATGCCCCAAACTTCAACGAGCGATCCATACACTCTATCATCTGCCACCTACTTCCAAACCTTCGCGAGTAAGTCATTAAGCGTGGTTATCTTTTTCAAGTCCTTCGATTTAATAATCGAGCCTACCTCATTTATATCTAGTTTTATAAATTCATCCAATAATTTCTGACCGTCTTTCTGTTTCAGGTACGCACTACGGATTTCCGTGTACGCCTGACGCGCGGTTTGTTCTGCTGCGTCCAGTTCCGACGTATCTGGTACGGGCGGGGTTTTAGTATATTTGTCAGTGTCTTTATCCCAATAAATATTCGCACCGATTCCTAGCGCCTTGCAGGAAATACTTATAGCGTCAGTGAGTGCCATTTTGAAGCACTCATCCGATGTATATAACCCATTCTTTTCTTTTGCCACAAATGAACTGCCACCCGTTCCGGGGACTGCATCGCTCCATTCACCATCCATCTTATAGAAAAGGTCTATATCAACAAACGCCGATACATTTCCGTTAGCGCCTTCAAGCGTTCTTTTGTCCGTTATTGTGTATTTCCAACCTATCCCACATGGCCCAAACTGTTCTGTTAGCGTTTTTATGCGCCACATCGGATTTATGTCGGTAAAGCCACCGATCCGACCACCCTTAATTTCTTTTTGTGCCTCTTTCGGTACAGCCCTAACTTCATTATATATCTTAAGATTATTATCCATCTTGTTCCTCCTCCGCGATTTCTCGCACCGCTTTAGCCAGCCCTCTGATGTCAGTATACTGCACAACATTTGTGCCTTTAATTTCGTAACCGACGCTCTCTTCCTCGTGGCCCAGGAGGTAAAATCCGTTGTCGTACGCCTTTTCTAAAACGTCGACGTCCAAACAATCAATAGCCTGATAGAACTCTTGTGCCCAGCCTATCTTTTCCTCGTACTTTTCGGCTGTTTCAACTAAGATTGTCGCTTTAATCGTTGCAGGATAGACCTCGTGGGCCTGCTCCATTGCTTGCATCATCTCGGCGAAAATCTCATTTGGGTTAAACGCGTCCAACAGATACTCTTTATACATTTTTGGTTGTCCTTTCTGCATATCCAAGGCACCAATCCTTTCTGTTGTTGATGGGTAGTCCGGTCATTTTACAAGTATCCGCCATATAAGACGGCTGTTCGATTCGGTGCGCGCACGTCTCGCAAGTTTGCTCCGTCATTTGGCCGCCCCCATGAGACGATCAAGCCGGTCCTGGTTTTCGTCGGCCATACTTTGATATACACACTTGGAGAACGCACCCCAGTTGTCTAGCGTAACCAAATAACTGCGTTGCACGTCTGGTTCCAGTTCGGTGATAAGGTTTTCCGCGACCTCAACGCGTGTCTTTAGGTTCATATATTCTTTTCTGCTAATGATCATTTTGTTAGCCACCTTTCACATTCCTCAAGCGTCAGGAACTCATCTTTGCGTATAACTCCATCATGATTTGCAACGCCGACGTAGACCTTGCTTTCATTTCCGTATTTTTCAATGGCGTAGAATAGCCCGCGCGGTTTCTTAGATGTCTCAATCTTGCCCATCTTCTTATTACTAACCTTTCTAATTTTCATGTATTACTCCTTTCACTTATCAATTCGCCACTTGGCCCAGTAACCCATGAGCAGGCCGACTGCATAAATCAAACCGCCTTGCCATAAAAACATTGCGTCCCCTCCTTTACCTGAATGATATTTCGTCAATGTGTACGTTAAAATGCGCTGCCAATTTATACACATTTTCTACGCCAACATTTGATAGATCTCGTTCCCAAGCCACATAAGTGTTAATATGGACGTTCAATGCCTCGGCAACCAGCGTTTGCGACTCTTTGTTCCTGGCTCGCAGTTCTCTAAGCGTGTACTTCATTTCCTCACCTCCTAGTTACAGTATAAACAATATGTCGGTAATTGTCAACACTTACTTAATGATTTTCAATGTATTGTTGTGTACCATATATTGGCTACTCACTTTTGGGTATAAGAAAAGCCCCGCGCAAAACCGCAGGGCCTATAACTATAATTTACTTATCAAGTCTCTCACCAACTCGCTGGCGCTCTTTCTTGCTTTCTTCGCGGCCACCGCAAGCCTCGCCTTTTCATTCTGTGAAACTCTAATGTGTAGATGAGTGTCCATCGTTTCCTCTACCCAATTCTCGGGTTGCAGTGTGTGATCTCCGCTAGGAGACAAATACCCTACTTGCCCATCTCTGGGCCGATGCCAAGACACGATTATTTCTTTGGCTGCTGATGAGGTGTTAGCAATGTCGCTCGCTACCGCTTTAGCTGTTTCGGGGCTATCTGTCTGGTCGGCCATTTGGCCATCAACGCTTATCGTATATGTGATCATTTTTTCTCCTTTGCCGGTTTAACCGCCGGCTGCGGGGTAATTGGGGTGTTTGGATAGGCCTTGTTAAAGGCTTTGATAAAATCGGTATCCGTAAAAGTGTTATCCACTTCCACTTCGTTTTCAATATCATCGTAATGGAAATATTGATGGTCCCATTCTATATCGTAGGAACTACCGTAGTCCCCACACGAATCATCTTCAAGATTTCCAGCTATTCCATTAAATTCAAATTCAATAGATGGCTGGTCATACCCGCCACCATTATGACAGGTCTCCTTAGAATAAAAAGGGTTTGTTTGCTCCCTTCTTATTTCTACAACCTCCTCCAACAGGTCGTCTTTTTTATCTTCTACCGTTTCAAAACATGGTAAATTGTTCTCGTCGTATCCTACAAAAGTTGTCTTCATTTTCTTATCTCCTTGCCGGATTAACCGCCGGCACGGTCTACAGTGCTAGTAAGACTCTATCAATCCTAAATTTTCAGGTGTCAACTCTTGCTTGTCTTCTGGCATTTTGTATTCACTATTTTTAAGTGAGAAAACGCCTTTTCTTTTTGTTGTGGTCAAGCCACTTTTTAGCTTCAAGATATTTCCTTCTGCTTCAAAATCCGAAGCTGGCAAGAAGAAGTTTTCAACGCCATTCGATGTGAAAAATCCTCCTCTTTGAATATAGAAGTTGTCGTATTCGTCTTTGAAAACGTCGTTGTCAGCTAAAGCGCCTCTGCCGATCTCGTCCGTTCTTGTTTCAATTCTTCCGATGTAGTTCATTTCCATTTTTTTCATCTCTTTCTCCTTCTGGGCTGTTGCCCTATTTCCTTATCTCTAGTTACAGTATATCACCGTGTGCTTACATTGTCAACACATTGAGGTATATTGTTTTAATTATTTTTGGGCATAAAAAAAGGGGTCCCGAAGGACCGCCCAGTTAGAGGTATTTAATTTTGCCTACCTTATTTTCAATGCTTAGATAATCGGCAGCGTTGACAGTAGATTTCGCGTCATAGTACGTTTCTTGTAACTCAAAATGCAGGTGTGCTCCTTTAGCGTTCCCCGTAGCCCCCATGACGCCCACACTTGCGCCCTGTTCAACGTTCTGCCCCATTCTGATGTATCGCTTACTTAAGTGTGCGTAGATGGCATACAGCCCATCATGCTGTCTAATAACAATATAACTGCCCCACTTACCATAAGTTTGAGATTTGATGCAATAGCCACCCCGAACGGCTCTAACTATTTTATTAGCGCTTGACACTAGATCAACGCCAGGATGATAACCTGCGGCCCAAAATAATCTCCTACCGTTTGGTCGGCCATATTCCAGCGTTAGCCTTGTAGCCCACTCATCGGCGAACGGGAAAGTGGGGCTGTCTACTTTTTTATGATAATCTCTTTGGTCTCGCTGTCGTAGCTTACAGTCGCACCAAAAGCTTCCGATAAAAGTCTAACTGGGAGTAATGACGTTCCACCGACTTCAAACAGCGGAAAATCTAGCGTGTTCTCTTGCCCATCAACCATTACTTTATTGCTACCTATCTTGCATTTAATTTCCATTTCTTCGTTCTCCTTTTCCGGTTCTTCAGGTTCTTCCGGTTCTTCTTTCCAATTTTGGAAGCGTGGGATGCCCCAGCCAAAATCCGTGTTATGCTCTTTTTGCTCACACATAGATTTAAAAGTTGCGTAGATTTCGTCTTGCGTTTTAGGCCCTTCTCGCTCTAAGATTAAAGCCACCATGCCAGATAGCATTGGCTGAGCAAAGGACGTGCCTTCAAATGGGCCGTGAAGTGTTGCAAAGTCTAGAGCCACATCTCCGCTGGCGCTGTAACCTTCTCTTACTAATTCGCCGTTTTTAAGCTCAACCGCCCCGACGTTTATAGCGATGTCTCTAATCTTACCGTTAACCCCTACCTCATCGTCGTTTCCGGCAGCAGAAAGAAATATACATCCTGTCTTTCGCAGTTCATCAAGTATCGAATCATCATAAGCCCCGCCAGTCCGAGTATAAATACTTTGACCGATTATCTGGATATTATTGTCTTTAACGTACTGTTGCAAGTCGTGTTTTTTGCCGTCCGGTGTATTTAATTTAAAATCTCTAAGCACCCCGTTTGTCAATCGATAGCTAAAGCCACCTGAGAAGGTTTTTGCTAAGGGCGCTATATCTCTAAATTGGTCTAGTACCATTTTGCAATGCTCAGTGTCTCCTTCTAATTCCAAGAAGCCAACGCCCTTACCCTTAAAACCGTCGGAGTGCCACTCAGCCACGCCATGGCAATTTCTTGTGTCCCTGTATAGACGTTCTCGTCTTTCGGTGATGGTTTCACTTGCCATCTTCATTATCCTGCTTTTTATTATTCTGATATGAAAAATACGATTGAAACACTAAAGCCAAAATTATCATCACGTTTTCGCTGTCCAGCACGCCGCGAAGTGCGAGTACGACAAACACCGCGCCTGCCATGATTGTGAGTAAAGACTTGACATCTAGTAGTTTTGTCAGTTGTTTTTTTAAAATATCCATTTTTACGCTCCCCATTTTTTGTGACATTTTTATTACCACGAGCGGTTATTGCCGCGTATATTTCTCAACTGTGGATATGTCCTTTTTAATTCCACTAACACCAGCATTGTAAATAAACTCTAGTTCTTGTTGTTCTGTCCACTCTGCTGGCATTTCGTCAAAGTTGATTCCCTCTACAGTGTTACTTCTCGCAAGGATATTGTTATTCATAATAACGTCGGAAGTGACTTTGTAACTAACTTTATCCATTTTTTCGGCTACTATTACATCTGCTTCCGTTTCGTTTAAAACTTCAACACCGTTTAATTCATAATACTTACTAGCTTTTTCTTCGTCGATAACTTCCATTAAAGTTATCCCTTCTTCTGTGTTTTGATGCCCACTGTGGAATTTCAAACCACATTCTTTCGTCCAATCTTTCCTTGCATCTTCGCCCATTATATCTGATAATTGACCTGTGAATTTTAATATTTTCATAGTTTTTTCTCCTTTTAATTTTATTATTTTACTCCACCAATTCCAGCAGAACTACTATTAGGACTAGCTACAGTGTTTATTATTGCTAATGTATCAACGTTTAATTCATAATTGACATCCGTAATAAGGTCACAATGATATAATCTGCTACTAATTCCGCCTATACCAGTAGCAAGACCGCCTGGACTTGATATAGTATTTATTGTTGCTAATGTGTCAATGTTTAATTCATAATTGGCACTAGTACCATTATCACAATGATATAATCTGCTACTAATTCCGCCTATACCTCTAGGATTAGTGCTAGGAGTTGATACTGTATTTATTATTGCTAATGTATCAACATTTAATTCATAGTTTT